CATCCCCAAGCGCAAGTTCGCGGTGACGTGACTTCGTTCCTTGGAACATGCCGCCAAGCATGGCTGACGACCCACCGATAACCAGCGACTCTGCAAACGCTTGTTTTAAAGTGTTGGCGTTGAGTTCGCCGCCTTCCGCCAGATAGTTGAAAGCAAGATCGATGGGGTAAGCCGCCGCAACTCCTCTTGCGGTGCGTGAAATAGCTCCGGGAACCGCTCCGCCCATGGTTGCGGTGTCAGCGAACCGAGCCAAAGCCCGATGCGCCGGAGAGAGATCAGAATAGTTGGCCACACGCTGCCAGAAAGGCACCTGTCCTCGCGCTTTGCTCATTTCCTTTCCAACCACTCGCCCGAACTTGCCAAGGCCGCTGAGGATTGGCCCTGAGTTCAATACGGCTACAGCTCCGGGGATGATGGGTAATCCCATACCGAAACCTGCGGCTCCTGCTCCTAGCTTGGTGACTTGCCATGCCTTGTCAACTCCGAGATATCGGGACATCGCCCGCAACTGATCGTCAGCAAGGATCAAGCCGTCGCCAATGGCTTCCGCCGCTCTGGAAATGGCTGTGACCGGGACGGATTTGGCAGCGCGTCCAATATCCACCGCTTTCTTGGTGGCAAGTGCCGCCTGTTCTGGAATCAAGGTCAACGCCCGGTTGCGAACGGCTGAGAGTCCTGCGGCTTCTTCGGAAAGTCTCGCGGCTTCGTCCGTCGCCTTGGCAGCTTCACGTGTGGCGCGTCCTGCGATCTCCTGAGCCTGCACAGAACGCCTTGCAAGCAATTGGTCGCCTGTCTGCTCAAAGCGAGCGGCGATCTCGTCTGATAGCCTTCCAGCGGTCTGTGCGGTTGCGTCGGCAATCGTCGCTGCACGGGTCGCCTCGGCAATTCTCACTGCTGTGCTGGCCAAGCGGGAATCCATCGCGGCGGTCTTGGCTAAAACAGATTCAGCCTTGAGCGCGGCACGTGTGACGATCCCAACCTTGCCAACCTTTGCTGCTGCACCGGCTGGCAGCAAAATCGTAGGGTCTGCAAACTGACCGAGAGCACCGCCCTGCTTGACGATCTTGTCAGCCTCTTCTTTCGGTAGTTCGGAATAGACCTTTGCCATGGAATCGGCGGCCCCAGCAAAGGTTTCGAATTGCTCCAAAGTCTCGCCGACCTTCGCGGACATATTCTCATGCCTCACGCGGTCTTGCGTCTGACGGGCCGACCAAAGCGCGTCATCGGCTTCTTTCTCCATTCCAAGCAATCCACCGATCTGCTTTCCAACCAATGCGGAGCCAATCGCGCCCATCTGAATAAGCTCTTCGGTGGCGTTGATCGTTCCTTCCATCGTCGCGGCGCCGGCCAAAGCGCGTTTCCTTTCGATCTCTGCCCCGAATGTCGGATTTGCCGTATAGCCGATGTTCTTTGCTAGTCCCGCTCCCGCATCCCAAAGCATTTCCCCGACACCACCTGCCATGTCTCCAAACGACAAATCCGCATCATCGATTCCGTCTTCATGACGGACCTTGTAAGCCCAAAGGTTATTTTGCTTTGGGTCGTAGGTCTTGGCTTCTCCTTCTCCGCTGAAACCGTCCTTCAAAACGTCCTCGTAAGGCATGGCATAAGCCCAGCCCTTCTCTGAAAGCTTGCCCTCGTCGTCCAGCATGCCGGATGCTTGTAGATCGGTGAAAAGAACGCCTTTGGATGTGGCGTTCCCGTTGGCATCCATCAGGCCCTTTGCAATCAGGTCCTCTGCTCCGGTGATCGGCTGCATGTAGGCTTCCGCCCCATCGCCAGAAACAAGCACGTCCAGACCTTGCTTGACCGCACGGTTGATTTCCTGTGGTTCGGCCATGTTATTTGATGAAAGAGCGGAGCTTCTCGGAAGCGGCCTTAAATGGATCGGTTTCGGTCACAGGTGCCGTCGCTACTCCCTCGGCGGAACGCTTGATTCCATCCGCAACGGTTTTCTTCAAGCTCTCGATCTGCTTCTTTGCGGCAGCTTCCGACATGGACGGGGAAAGACCAAGGAATGCATCCGTGGCTTTTGCACCTTCGATTTCGGTAAGTGCTCCCATGCCTTTCAGGGCTTGGACGGCTTCCAAGAAGCCGGAACCTTTCACCTTGTTGAAAATGGTTTTGGCGTCGGCGGCGTCTGATCCTGCAACCCACGTTGGAATCCCGATATTCGTTCCAAAAAGGTTGCTGAATCCGGGATGTTTCTCCAATTGATCGAGATCGGTCAAAAGTTGCTGAGATTTGGCGATGTCTGCCGCCTTTTTCTCGTTAACCACTTTCGCTTCCGCCGCTTGGCGAATAACAGCCGGATCGGCGGATGTTGGAACAAACCCGACCGGAGGAGTTCCACGATTGACCACGCCTCCCGGCAAGACAACGTCTGGCGTTCCTTCAATCGGAGGCAATATCTGACTTAGGTCCGAATCGACCGCTTCAATCGGTGTGTAGATCGGAAGATTTGGAGATGTAGGATTCTGGGCAACTTGGATGGGAACCCATTTGCCGGTGTTCTCATCAAACTGAACTTTCTGAGTTCCACCGGGAACAGCCACGTCTTGCACGGCAGGAGCTTTCACCCGCTCCGATTTAGGGATCAATGCAGTGATCGAATTAGCCAGAGAATACTTGTCAGCATCCGAATACTGGCCTTTCGCCAGATTGTCTTTGATCCCCTTAGAAAGTGATTCAGGAGCCATGGCAAGAACACTATCAAGCAGCGGCCCGCCGATGGTTTCCCTTGTCTTCTGGTCAATGTCCGCCTGAGCAAACCCTTTTTCAGCCGCCTTGATGTCATAACTGGTCGCCATCTGCCGCAAGTTGGATTCGCGTTCCTGCAAATCTTGATCGCGCTTCATGAAATCGTAATCCTTCTGCTTCCATTCCTGTTCGGTCTGGTAACGCTTTTCGCCGACTCCCATTGCGATCAATTCAGCAACGGAGGAAGCCATGGCGGCACGTTCGGTCAAAGGCGCGTCCTCATTCTTCAACTCAGATGAGATTTTCGTCAGCCGGTCAGCCTGATCTGGGAAAAGTGTAATGGCCGCGTCGATCTGGGCTTGGGATGCCTTGAGAGCGTTCTTGGCTTCCTTTTGCTCCTTGGCGTAGTCCTTGAGTTGGCCACCTACCGCATTGATGGCACCCGTAACTCCATTGGTTACGGCGTTGGCCGCGTTGGTGTGACCGGAATAATCGTAAAGAAATAGCCGGGGATCGATGTTTGAGCCTACAAGGTTGTCCATGATCGTTTATCCTGCTGCGTATCCTGCTCCTGCCCCGGCAACTCCTCCAATCAGAGTCCCCCACGGCCCGAACGCGCTTCCATAGGTTGCCCCGGCAGTTGCCCCAGCGGTTACGTATGATCCTTGACGCTGTGCTTGTGCTTGCTGTTGCGCGGAGTTAGCCGCGAATTGGTTTTGACGATTTGCCGCTCCAAGATTCAACCCGGCACCGATATCGATAAGTTGAGGCTTGGCAGATCCGAGAGAACTCAGACTGATTCCGAGAAGTCCTTGCCCTTGCTGGTAGGAATTTGGGACCGATGACAAAGCCTGCAATCCGGGGGCCGAATAGAACGAATTTGCCATTTGGTAGGCTTGCTGGTTTGCGGACGCAGCCTCCTGTCGCTTCTGCCCCAAGACGCTTTCCCGGTTCAGGACCTCCGAAGCAATCGAGGAGTTATCGAGAAGCCTTCCCCTCGATGCGGAGCCTTCACGGGCAAATTGCTGCGCCGAACGAGCCTCTTGGCCTGAAAGTCCTTTCGCCGACTCCGTTGCTCGGGCTGCGGCTTCGCTGGATGCCTTGACAGCTGCTGCGGATTCCGGGGAAATGGATTCCAAGAGTGACCTTGTGATCGATGACGAATCCCGCATGCCTCGAAGCTCTTGATTCCGAGCGGAAAGAAGCTGCGCGTTGGCGGTTTTGGTCGCATTCTTCTGGAGTCCAGCCAGACCTTTCGTTCCGCCAGTCCCACGCAGGAAAGAATCAATATCCTTTAGATTCAGTTCGCTGAAATCCCCTCGATACTTCTTTTCCGCGTTGAGAACTTTCGGAAATGAATTCGTAAGCCCGTTTACAAAGGACGTGATGTCCTTGTTGTAATCGGTTTTTGGTGTTTCTGGTGATCCTCCGCCCATGGTCTTACTTGATTAGTTTTTCGAATCTTTCGAGTGGGTAAATGCTTACCGGCCTCTGGTTTTTAAACCATCTCATGAATGCCACGTTTGCAATCCCAAATCGAACGAGTGTTTTAGGCCGCTGCAAACATCCCGAAAGAAAGCTAACGAATCCGGTGTCCGCATCTTCGATCTTCCTTGGTTTATGGACTTCTTCCTTGTTACAGTAGTAGCCCATGCACAGCCAATCTGTATCAATCATTACAAACCCATGGATCAAATGCCAAGAAAGAACTTCATGAAAGCTCTTCCCGTGTTTGCCGTAAAGCTGGATGGCTTTCTCAAGATGGGGATTTACGATCATGTATAAACCCCAAGGATTCCAAATGATACCGACCTGTTGGCCGCTTCCGCCGGGTGCATGATCTTGAAAGATCCGACTTGCCGGTCATAAGTCGTGCAGGAAAGGTTTTCGGTTCCGCCAGATTCAAACTGCGCCCAAGCCACGTAATTAACGCTGTTCATGTTCCGGGTGATGTTGACTTGCGTATGTGTCGAATCGATCCGGGTGATGCTGGAAACGTTGTAGCTGTTCGGGCGAAGAGTTCTCGGGGTTCCACCAATCGGGAAACCGCCGTGCGCTTTGGATGTTCCCAGCGCGAACTTGGCCCGCTCTGGTGTGAGGATTAGAGCCTCGGCTTCTCCTTCGACCTGTGCCTTGAGTGCGAAAACGCTGGAATCGAAATGGTAGATGAAGACGTTGTTATTGATGATCTTGGACGCATCCACGGAATTCGCTCCAAGCCGGGAAAGGATAACCGCCCCGACTGCAATCTGTGACGTTTGGACCGCCCCAGCTGCAATCGCGCTATTGGTGACGCTGTTTGCCCCAAGGTTTGCGGCCTGCATGACCCCGGCTTCGAGCTTCCCGCCTGTTACCTTCAACGTCGCGTTAAAAACGGCGTCATTCGTGAACGTCGAGGCCAGAGTGATGTCATTCAGCTTGCCGCTGGTGACTTGATCCCCGTCCGAAAAACTTTGAGTGGTATTGATTACGCCCATTTTACTTCTGCGTTAGGTTGGCTCTTGCTGCGGTGGTTGCCGATACACGGACTCCACGAATCGACGGCCTTCCCAAGACTCGCCGGATGGTAGCCATTCCGTTGAATCCGCGCAAGCCTCCAATTCGGGTACGAACGTCAGCGTTTTCTTGCTCTTCCAGCGGTCCTGACATTGTGGAACTGGCAAGGATCTCCTCGCCGTTGTTATCGGGGTCATCGGTGGCGAATGTGATGCCGATATCTGTCTGTGAGTTGCCGGATTGCATTTGAATCGCCAAATCCATGAACCGTTTCCGTTCTCCCGTCGAATTCAGGAATCCTCGGGTCCTCAAGATGGATGCAATCGGGAAATCCGACGCACCAACCTCGGGATTGGTCGCAATCCGGTCGAAATCCTCGTCCAATTTGTCCATCGCGTGAATTCCTCCCGAATCCGTAACCGCATAAAGGTCGTTTCTCGCTCCAGAGCTTCCAATAATGAAATTGGTGATAAGGAAATTCTCGTCTCCGAACGTATCGACGCTTTCCCACTCGCGATTTAGCAGGTTGAAGACCAAAACCGAGTTGTTGCCGATGGCGTCTCCTTCTTTTGGCGTTGAATCCAATGGCACGGCCAGCCAATAGCGGTTGTTGAAGTAGATCCCGACCGATTCAGGGGCCAGTTCTTGGGAAATCCGATCGATATACGGTTGGATTTTCTTGGAAAGCGGCTCTTCCATCCCGCGCAAATTGTAATCGTTCAGGAATTCCAGAACATAAACGCCATTGTCGGACAGAAAGAAGATGGCATTGCCTTGGGTGACGACCGACTTGCGGGCGAGACAGCCGATTTCCCGCGTCAACTCGGTGACTTCGGTGTCCAAAAGGCTTCCTTGAGTGCCTTTGATCTGGTGAATCGAATTCCGGTTGAGGACAATTAGCTTGTCCTCGGAAAATGTATGCAGCGCAACGATGTAATCAGCAACTCCCGGAGTGATCCGAAATTGGTTCTCGATCGTGTCGTAGGTGTCGGCATCGAGGATGTCCGATGCGACCAGTTCGTCCCGGATATCCCGAGAAACAAACGCATCCGGCGTCGGAACGGTGCTCCAGTCATACCAGTAAGGACCCCACAAACGACGCTGGAAGTAGATCGCCCACGGAAAAGCTGGCTGGAAGATGTAACCACCACCAACCGAGACTTGCTTGCCAATGCTCAGCGTATTCGCGCCAATGGTCGATAGATTCGCAACCGAAATGTAGAACCGGAACGAGGTTGCGTCCGCGAACGTCACGAAATACTTCTCACCGATGAATGGCAGGAACTTCGCGTTATCCGTCGTGTAGATGAAAACGGTGTCGCCGGTCGCAACCGTGTTGTTGGTCAATCCCGTGATCGTGCATAGCCCATCAACCACGTCCACGAACGTTCCGGTAACATCGAAAACCTGCGGTTGGGTGAACGTGCCAAATGGAACCAATGAAAAATCCGTGTCGCCCTTCTGCCATTGCATCGCGGCTTCCCCGGCACGGAAAATAAAGACCTTCTCCATGGCCTGAATCATGTTCACCTCTGCATCCAGAGTCTCCGATCCGGGAAGGCCGATCGTCGTTACCGTCCCATCGGAAAGCGATACCTGCCGGACCAGACTTCCAAAAGCCATGAAGATCGATTCGTCATTGTTGCTCGATGGGTCAGAGAACAGGCACGAACCTAAAACGTTGGTCGTGGCGGTATCGTCTAGCCGGGCGAGAACCACGGCAGGCCCTAGTCCGGTGTAGGTTTCCGATCCGGACGCATTCGGAATTGAAAACGTGAGAGTATCTGGGTCTGTCGGCGTCATCATCCATGAGCCATTCGGATCTTCGGTGAAACCGCCTACCCCTTCCAGAATGAGGTAAGCGGCCCCCTCCGAACCACCTGACAAAAAAATCGGGCCGATCGGTGCAATTGCTCCAGTTCCGGGGCCATCATTCGCGGCTGTAACCAGAGTGGATGCAATCGGGTCAACATTGATCATATCGATCACGTTGTCAGCAACCGTGGCGGAAAGCGTTAAAACGGGAGTTCCAGTCTCAAGGCTTTGAGGTGTCCAAGTGGTTACCAAGTCGGGAGTTGACACCAAGTCCGTAGAACTCCATGCCGCCGTTTTGAGAGTCGTGAAATTGTAATAGGTCAGAGTCCAAAGTCCGGGACCTCCAGAAACCCCGAAGTCTCCTCCGGTTTGGCGATTCCAGTTTCCCGGATTGAACGGGCTTCCGAAAAGCTGCGGAAATGTAATCGAGGTTACTCCGTCGCTTGCCGTCAATGAACCTGAAACTGTCACCGTTGATTTTTCCGCAGGTGTCACGCGGATCTCGTTCTCATTAACGTCGATCGTCATGAATGCCGCTCCGGTCACAGCGGCCAGATACACAATCGAAATTGCGTTGCCGACATCTCCTGCCGTAACCGCCGTGTAGAGGATCCGGTTGAGTGAACCGCTCGGATCAACAATCGCCTGAGCCATTCCATTCGTCGGCAATCCATGGCCAGTGACAGTCAGGGTCACAACCTCATCAACCCGTGAAGCGGCTGCAACGGCTGCTCCTCCAGAACGGTCGATTAGCCAAAACCTTAGCCGCAACGCATTCCCTTGCGCAAGAGACCCCTCGGACACAACCTCCATCCCGCGTCTCGGCGTCCATTCACCATCGATCCTCCCATTCTCAGACAATGACAATATCCCCGGCTCCAACTGCCAAATCGGATTCCGCAAGTTGATCCCCAGAAAGCCAATGTCGCCATCGTCAACAACGGCGTCATCTAGCCCTCCGTTTGATCGATAGCGCGGCATGGATTACAAATCGTAAGCAATCACGATGCCGGATGTGATCTCAAGGTCGATAATCACACCTCCGAAACCAAACCCAGCTGGCAACGTCACGGATGATTGCATCCCGCTATCTTGACGAAGATTTCCTCCAAACCCGGCAAGGATCGCATCGTTCACAACAAGAATCCATCGGAACGGTCCCGGCGCACTCTGACCAGCCGTCAGAACGATCCCGCCTTGCTGGCCTTGCAACTGGTAGCTATCGCCTCTCATGCGCGGGTTATCGGGGGATTTGACGGGAGTGTCAAGGGTGGAATTAAAAGTTGACCCGATCAATGGGAAGGCTTACACAAAATCACAATGCAACCACGTGTTTACAAAATCGAGTGCGGCGATGTGTTTTATGTCGGATCAACATCGAACATGGAGTCGCGGAAAAGAGATCATCTCTGGAGACTAAAAAAAGGAATTCATCCCAACCCAATGTTACAGGCGGCTTTTGTAAAGTTTGGGGAAATCCGATGCTGCCATCTTCAAAAAATAGATGATGGAGACCCTGATGAGGTTCGAAAGAATCTGCGGGCCGCTGAACAAGAATACCTGAACCTATTGTTTGGAACCACTGGCTGTTGCAATAGATCGCCCAACGCACTAGGCCCCAATAATACCGAGTGGTTCACCAATAAATGGAAGAATCCGGAATATCGGGAAAAAATGACAGCCTTCCTTAAGGCGCGAAAAGGAGCGGTGGTCTCAAAAGAGACCCGAGAAAAGATGTCCCTCGCCAAGTGCGGAGCAAAGAACCCGAAGTCAAAGCCGGTCGAATTCCTCGCGTGGCACTGGAGAGAGCAATCCGCCGTCATCACTCAATTCGAATCATCACGGGCTGCCAGCATTCATTTCGGGTTCAACAATACAACAATGCTTTCCATGATGAATGGCGTTCAACCTAGGCACTATATGAATAAATTCGATTTCTTTTGCCGATATGCATGGCGGTTTCAGGGTTCGCCCACTTGGCTATTTTTTAGAGGAGAGCTATATGGGTTGAAGGAATTTTTGGACGGCGGGTCGCAACCCCCTCCCCCCTAGGATGGTGATTACAATGTAATCTTTTCACAACATCACGTGCCTTGGATGGGTTCCAACTGTGTTAATGCCGACTAGATTAAACGTTTGTTCATGTTGAATATGAGGGATTTGCTACGATCCACTGTTAGCGAGAGGCTAGTCTCAATAAGGGCTGTCTCAATAAGGCTCTCGATGTATTCACAAAGCATTCATCGGCCATCGGTCGCGCACGTTGAAAGGAAAAGTTCTTTTACCGCTACCGATTCCGCCGCCTAACTCAGCTTTGGAGGACTTGCCTAATCCTATCAATCTTGAGGATAAATGCCCAAAAATGCCCCAAATCCTTGCCTAATCCTACGATGGCTTTATTTGGGCCTTGATCTATCGGGTGGTTGTCTGTGTATCCTTTAAGAGGAGATTGCTATTATACGTGGAGACGTCGCCTCGACGTGATGCGATAAGCCCGTGAGAATGCCCGTGAGAATGCCCGTGAGAATGCCCGTGAGAATGCCCTGAGCGTGTCCGATAGCCGGTTGATTGCTACGATCGCTCCTGCGCTGTCCTGCTGCTATGAGAGCACAAGAAAGCCCCGCGTGTGAGGCGAGGCTGACTGTTGTTGATGTTGAATGCGTGTGGCTGATCAGAATGGCGGTTCGAAGCGGGCAAACGGAATATCTTCGTCATCCGGTTGTGCGCCTCCGTTGTCTCGTGGCTGCTCCTTCTTCCCATACTCCGGTGAACGTGCGCCTTCTGGAGGTCTGGCACCGTTCTGGTTGGGATCTCTGGATTCAGCATCGATCTTCCAAGCTTGGAGGTTGATGTAGTAACGCCCGTTGTGCTCGTTTCCTCGGATGTTGAAGTGCACCTGCACATCTTGACCGACTTTCAGTGAGTCGAGTGTTGAGCATTTGTCCTTTGAGACCTCAAACTTGATATCCTGAGAATACTTGTCGTGGGCGGTGGTGACGACGAACTCACGTTTCATGAATCCGCTCGGGAAGGTTTGGGTTTCGTCGATTACGATAATTTTCCCTGCTATTTGGTATTGTTCAGACATTAGTTTTATTGTGGTTCTGTGTTTGTTAAGTCGAATATTTGGAGGTTCCTAGCGCGGGCTTCTTCGATCATGTTGGCGGTTCCTCTGCCACCGGGGAAGGCCGCAAGCGCGTCTGCATACTCAGCCATTCGCCGGTTACGCATCGGGCCAGCTTTCTTGCCATGTTGCTTCCAGTCAGCGATGAATCCCGAGACTGGAATTCCTTTGATTTTTGCCCATTTCTCTCCGCACTCGTCTGCGCCCTTGGCTGATCCGCTGACTACTCGGGTAATAGGTTGAGCTTCGTGGATACGATCAAGAAGACCGTAATCCTCGCTGGTTAAATGGTAGTCTCTGCCACCTGCAATGATGAGTTTCATTCCTTGTTGAGTTCAGAGATGAGAGCGTCTGCGAATTTAATTGAAAGCTGAGCGGACTCTTCGTAAGCCCAAGCAAAATCGTGGCCTTTGCTTAGAATCCCCTGCAAGCACCTGCTAGCGATCTCAGCGCGGATCGTGAGGCCTGCGCAGGTTTGAATTGGTGGCTTCGTCCTTGTATGGCTTGGGCATTTGGGGTGATGAGGAAGGTATCCAGCTTCTTCGCAAATGCAGATCGGTTCGTTCGGGTCGATTTTCATGCGTTCTCCTTTCCGTCCTTAACGAAGATCCCGTCAACCATCTTGCCGGTGCGTTTCGAGATCACATCGTAAGCCGTCTGCACGCATTCTTGGATGGTCCAGCCGTGCATATTGGCGAGTAGGACGAGGGTTACGAATGTGTCTCCTATGCCGTCTTTGAGTTCGTGAAGCTCATGTTCCACCTCGGGATCATCTTCGGGGAATCCGGCATCCAGTAGATATTTGAGCATGTTGGCGGCCTCTTGAGTCTCGGTCGCTTCCTCCATCATTTTAATGGCTTGTCCTACTGACGTTCCTTTTCCTTGAGGCCCGATGATCTGCTTGTTTACACCCCATTCGATGGTGAGGCCTGTGAGTGTGTCTAGTGTTTGGTTCATGCTGGTGTTCCTTCGATGTGTTGTGGTTGGTAAAACGGATGTCCTTGTGGGAATGCTGGCGGTTGCTTGCCCGGATCTGGCAGCGACTCCATGACGATGATGATTGACGAGTTCGGCCCGTCGTCCCGCAGCTTTGTGAAGCCGCCTTGGCACGCGTAAAAGGTTCCTGATACGATCTTGCACGTCACAGGCCCTTGGATGGCTTTCAGAGCGACCTTATCGAAGTCGTTTTCTGGAGTTAAGACAACTTGCGAGCGTCCGTCTTCAACGTAGATGGCTGTTTTCATTGAATCGGTTTGATGGTGATTTCTGCGGAGGTGTGGATAATCACAAGGCCTTCCATTGCTTCTTCAGCACTTGGCCGAAGTCCATTCCATGAGCATCCGTCATGAAGCGAGACGCAGATGTATTGGCCTTCTCCCGATCCTCCCAACAGGTAAACCTTACCGGTTGAAGGATCGGTTAAAAGTGTTCCCATAAAGTTTGGGTCTGGTTGCTTGTATTTTACAGTGTTCATTGTGTTATTTCTGGTTGGGTGGGGGTTACAGGAAAATAAATCTTTGGTGCTCTCCGTGAAGTGAAACCCGGATTTCATCGCCTCTCTTGCCATTGCGGCACTTCCAAACTTGAATGACCGACTGCACCTTGTCGCCATCCTGTTTTGATTGGATCAAGAGCACGGTATCAGCATCGTTTTCAATCGCTCGGGACTCTCTAGCCTGTCCCTGTTCGTTAAGCTGAGTGGCGGTTATCACAGGGCATTTGATCCGTTTTGCAAGCTGTTTGCAGGCTTTCGAGATAGCGGCTACCTCTTGCTCCCGGTTCTGACCCTTCACTCTCGGAGAAGTAACCATCTGGAGGTAATCAATCACGATCAAATCAAGTCCTCCTGTGTCGGCCAGCCTTTGACAATGACCCGAAATGGCTTCGATAGTCATGTCACCGGCATCACAGACCATCAATCCCGTCTTTTTCATCGCTTCCGATGCAGCTTCAATCTTCTGAATGTCTGGGCGGCAAAGATCCCTTGGATTGAGGATGTGGCCGATGTGGATTCTTTCGCCGCAGGCCAAGAGTCTCCCGATAACCTCATCCACTCCCATTTCGAGAGAGAATACCGCAACCCTTTTCCCGGCACGGATGGCGTTATCGACGATTTGAAGCATGAGAACGGACTTTCCTCCGCTTGTTTTTGCTCCTACCACGAAAAGCTCACCCTTTCTCAAGCCGCCCGTGATTGCATCGATCTGGTCGATTCCGGTTGAGAGTCCGGGAATCCTTCCGTTCTGGTAACGGTCCTTAAATGAGTCCACAAACGATTTGACGGAGGTTTCCGCGTCCATCACCAAGGAAGAGCCTTGCAAGGCGTTGGCTGCGGTCTCAGCGGCCTTCCTGAGCACGCTAATTGCTGTTGCTCCATCCGTGTTGCCGTCGTGGATCGATTTCCCTGCTTCGATGCTGATTCGTCGCGCATACCGATCCCGGATGGTTTCGACGTAGCCAAGCCATGAAGCCGGGTCATATTCGGCCTGCAAGATTTCATGAAGATCGAGAATGGCCAGCCCTTCCGGCTTATCGTTGTTGATAGCTTCCCGGAGTGACACCGGATCTATGCCTTTTCCAGCAAGTGCTCTCTGGGTGACAAGCTTCCAAACTTGGGCTTTCGCTTTCCCGTGGAAGTATTCGGCAGAAATCTGAGAGTCCCAAGCTTTGCCAACAAACGTCTTCGGATTGTCGATGATACAGCAAAGGATTGCTGCCTCTGCCTCTGGCGCATGTGGCCATTCAATATTTTCATCAGTCATGAAGTGATCGTGTTCCGTTTGTTGTTTTGGAAAATAGTTCGAGCACGGGCCGAATCCCGTTTTGCGGAGCATTGGCCTTTTGACTCGGAAGCCAGCGGCTTGATTTCCATTGCCGGATTGTGGCCTTCCAATTCTTGATTGGATTCTGACCATTCATCCAGCCATTGGCTTCCCACTTCCAAAATGTTGATTCACCATCTGATCGGGGGAGTTCGATCGACTCGCAGAAGTTGGCCACCTCTTCCATCGATGGCTTCTTCATACTCTTTTTAATCTTCTCTTCTCTTCTCTTCTCTGGTGCGCAAAACGTCTGCATGGATTGCGGATTTTTGTCCGCATCGCGTGCGGACACTTTGCGGACATTTTCTTGTGCTCTACGCTTGGCGGTTTTCCCGTTATGCTCGTCAAACCTAGGAACTGCAAGGAATCCGTCGCCAACCTCAAGCCAACCCACTGACTGCATAGCCATGGCCAGTCCGGGGAAGTTGACTACCTCGTCAAGAATGGCCGGTGTGTAACCACTCAAAATTCCATCTTCTGTCTGCTCATCGAAAAGACACCATGCGGAAAAAAGTCCGCCAACTGTCCGGTTTCTGTCCGCATTCAATGCGGACGAAATGCGGACAACTCTTGAGTCTCTTGGGAGGCTCTTTTGCATCTTGATCCAGTCTCCTGCCATGGCCTTAAATTGTTGGTGGTTGGTTAAAATAAAACAGTCGTTGGGTGTTTCCGTTATCTCTGGTTCCCATCGGGATCCTCACAAATGAAGAGCGATTCCGCATCAAGGCAGGATCGGCCCCCATCGGCACGGCAATCTTCCAGAAATCATCTTCCTGCGTTGGATCTACCCAAAACCACGCATGCATCGACTTGCCGCCGCTTGAGATGACCATGACAAGATGGAACAAATCTTTCAGGTGCCAGATGATTGAGGGGTGCTGATGGCTCTTTGGTTCATCGAAGTCACAAACGAAAAACCGCCGAGGCCCGCAATTATCGAGGCAATGCATGGAATCCTTGCCGTCCTGCGTTTTCCCGGTCCTGCTGCTCATGTAGCAAGGAACGATGAATTGGCATTGGGTGAGGTCTTTGAACTTGCTCAGTCTTGCTGTGTGGAATTCAAAGGCAGATTTACCCACGCAAATCAATCCTTCCGGGTCCGGGAAAAGCCATTCCAGAACCATCCGCTGAGTGATCCCGTCATCAATTCGTGTCGGGGAAAGATCCCAGATGTCAGCTTCTGTAATCGTTCGGCGAGATGGCCGGAACGCGTTGTTGGTCTTGCGGGGAATCCACTTCTCTTTCTCCTTCTTTTGGAAATTAGGATCAGGTGCAAGCGTGGTGTTGTATGCCCGTTCTACGGCTCTTCTGACCTCGCTTGATTTGAGAGGACGGCGCGTCTGTCCTTGGAAGGCCATGATCCGCTGTTCCGCTTCACCGGCTGAGATACCGGCAATCTGGCATTTACGAGCGGATGCAATACACCATAAGTTAATGCCCGTTGTTGGAGGCGGTTCAATATTCAATTTCCACCCCCGGATCTAGTGGATTGAGCCAATGTGATTTCCGGTGGCAGCTTTCACACATGCCGATTAGCTCGAAAAGTAATTCATCGAAAAGATGCCAGTATGTCAGGTGGTGAACGTGCTCGATTGGTTCTTCCAAGCAACCTTGGCAGATTCCATTCTCTCTCTGGAAAACCGCATCACGCTTGCACTTCCATGCGGGAGATTTTAAATATTCTCGATATCTCCGGTATTCCTCAGAGGTGGGGACAGGTGGGCGGGGGAAGCAGTTGATTATTGCACTCATTTTGTCATGGATTCGATTGTCGCCTCGGCTGCATGGATCAGTTTCCCGAAGTTCTTCATGGTATTTCGGAATTCATAATCCGTCCGGGGGTTGCTGCATGAGCACTGTCTTTTGAAGAGTCCAGATGTTCGGAGGTGTCCCCACCGCTCCATTTTTGCGATCTCTAGAGCCGTGGCATTCCCATGAACGTATTTATCAAGAAGCTCCTCAAACCTCTGGGAGATCCTTTGCTTGCGTTCTCGCGTCATAATTTAGGCACAAAAAATCCCTCTGAGAGCCTGCCCGTTGGAACCCGCCAAAAATGGAGCGGCGAACAGGCTGTCAGAAGGATGTTTAATAATGATGGCATGTGATTTTTGTTCTCTGGCCGGTTCCAATCGGCGAGCACCGTGCGAAGGGTGCGTGGAAGGATTACGCTGGATCGTCCGAGTCGTCAAGGAATCCTTGATAACTTGATTCCCGTTTTAGTTTCTCGCGTTCTGAGTTTTCAATGAACTTGGAATCGTGCTTTAGCAGCCAGTTATGGCAGGCTATTTCCACGTCGTAAAAGAATCCGAATCCTCGTTCTTTCACGCCTGATCGCTCGGGATGCGTGCGGCTTTCAGTTCGTCCATTCATAGCATATTCATCCCGTTGTGAATCCACCAGATGAGGACGGCGTAGAAGAAGACGATCAGGGTGATCTTTGCGGCTTTCATAGCGTCGTCCCATAGCGAGCGATCAACAGCGAATCGGCAATCGCATGGGTGATCTTGATTTCCGGGAATAGCTCCTGCGCTCGACGCTTGGAGACGCTCTTCTTTCCTCCTGTCATGCAGCTCATGGCCTTCTGCCATACCTGCGGCCGCACTCGCACGAAAGGCACTTTTAGAGCCGTCAGAGCCATTTCTAGGTGTCCGAACCCATTCCCGAAGGTGAACGCGCTTTTAACGCCCATCTGAGGGCTGGAATGGACTTGTTCTAGGTAGGCAACACAGCCATCCAGACTGCAATCATTTCCGTTATCCCTGATGGACTCAATTAGATCGCATAGATCTGTCAATGTGTCGGGCATCTTTTCAGCGCATGCCTTACCGTTCGTGATCCACGAGATTCCTCCGATTGCTCCCGGATCAATTCCGATGACTGTTTTATTTTGGTTCATTTTGCTGATTTCTTGATAACGATTTTACTCACTTTGGCCGGATCGAACGGGATGATTTCGCCGACCGCTTTGTGCCATGCGATTTCTAGGTCCTTCATAGTCCTTGCCACGATGGCGAACTCAAAGCCCTCCACACCGTAAACTGTCGCGAACTTGAATCGGTTCGTGTTCACTCGTCCGCCTTTCCGTAAGCGGCCTGCCAGAGGTCGCGGAGTTGCTTCTTGATGATGGCCTTTTGCTTCACCACCTCGATCAATCCGGCTTCCAGCTTGTCCGTAAAATCATCACGTAAAACCGACACTAGAAGCGGGGCCTCGCCGGGACAGTAGCTCAAAAAATCCCATCGCTTCAATCCGGTGACTGCCATTGATCCGTGAACCTGCAAGCGGTGATCGTCTGGTAATCCTCCGTCAAGGAGCCAGCGGATATGAGTCTCTGGCATCGGACATTTGATTTCAACTCCCATCCAAGGGACTCCAAGCGCGTAGATCAACCCGTCCGGGCTGCATCCGAATCCGCCTGAATCGTGGGTGATGAACCCCTTTTCCACAACCGAGACGCCCAGCTTGCCCTCATACCATGCCCGAGCTTCCGGCTCCAGAGAGATCCCGCGTTGAATCGGAATGTTACGGGCAAGTTTGCTCTCGGTCTGGGTGTCTAGCTCGATCTCCCAAGCGTCCTTTTCACGGGCTGAGTTGATATTGCGGATGATGCCGTTCCTTGCTGCGGTTGAGAGCCGCTTGTAAGGCTCTAGAGAGGGTAGGAGAGCAAGTAGCTCGTCTCGCTTCATGGACGCTTTGAAGTGGATCTTTAATCCAAAAAGCAGGCCTTTTATGTCGTCAACAGTCAGCGTCACCTTTACCGGATCGACGCACCATTCCTCAAACTCGGATGCGGTGAAGACTCCACGTCTAGCGTTGAACCACTCTATCGAACGTTGCTCGCAATCGTGAATTACCATGTGACCTTTCCCTCCGCTGGGATTTCTTGTGTCGGCTCTGGAGTAGGCTCAGGCAGGGCTTCGGGGGTGTCTTCGTAGGGGTTCTTATCCGTCACCACTCGGCCTTGGGCATAGCGTGGTTCCGGTGCGATCTCTGACTGCTCCTCGCTCGTCTGCATGCCGAGTGTGATGTCAGGCGCGTAGATCCGGGCAAAGAATGCGGCAGAGCGATAACGAAGCATTAGCTCGGGCATTGTCAGCCACTTGCTCCCGGCCTTTGTGGACCAACCTTCGGCCTTGGCCATAGCCATTGTGATCTCCGGGCCTTCCACAACTTCGCTTGTCTCCTTGTTGGTTGCGTAGGCGACACACGCCCGCGTCTGACCTTCTCCAGTGAGCTTGAATTGTAGAGGCGTGAACCTTCCAGACGCGTTCACCATAGCGATCAGGAACGATGCTCGGAAGGATGGGCGTCCGTGGATGATGTCGATGTTCTGGAGGACCATGAACGGGTCAGCTCCCAGCCGCTTTGCGATATTCAGTCCGATGGCACAATTGGCCATGTTGTTCTGGAACTCCTTCGGGACAAGGGTGCTGGTTGAAAGAAGCTTCGCCTGTCTCTGTGAGAGTTCAAACGCTTGGGTTTCTTCGGATGCGGTGATGATGTGTTCGGTATTCATGTTATTGGGAAAGTTGTTTCCATTTACGGAGCATTTTTATTTTTGAAATAGCGGTTTGTGAGACGCCGTATCGTCTGCCGATTTCAGTCTGAGAAATACCCTCAGAAAGGAGGACACGGATTTCTTTTACTTGGGATTCGTTGAGCTTCGCTAAGTGCGACTTTTCTCCGGTCGGTTTCAAACCTGTGTTGGCAGCATGGATCTGGTTTTCGCTTCGGGTTACCCACTCCAAATTTGATGGTCGGTTATCGAGCTTGTCTCCATTTTTGTGATTTACCTGTCTGCCATATGCAGGGCCGTGGAATGCTTCGGCCACCACCCGATGAACAAGATGCTGACGCTGCCGACCGTCAATGCAGAGAGTCACTCCTAAGTAATTTGATTTAACCCCTCCCGCCAGTTTTCTCCACGTGCGCGCCGAATAAATATTTCCATCATCGCCCGCAACGTATTCGCCAACATATTCGGTTACGGGAACGATCCGAATCTTTGCCGTGACTTCTGACTTTCTTTGATCGGAAGCGCGGAGGATAGCTTCGCCTCGCTTCTTGTTTCGGGGTCGCTGTGTATTTTCAGTTGTCATATTATCAGTGGTGGGGTGGGGGTTACAGGAAGTTGCCGACGATGGATGCGACTCCTAGAGTGATTAGCGGGCCAAAGATCGCACGCGAAAAAGCCTCAATTGTCCTTTCTCGCAATGGCCGCTTGTCTTCTTGGATCGCTGGCCGGAACTGATGGGTTAGCATCGCGGCGATGATGGTGATTCCGATGGCCTCCGGGATACTGAGGATCGGAAGTCCGAACTTGTTGGCGACAAACCAAACCCATATTTTGGAAAGGACCCAGCCGTTTAGAATGGGAGAGGCGATGATTGCCAGCGTTGCGATGATGTATCCTGTTGCTTTCATAAGTGTAATCTCTTCACCCCAAAGGCCCGCAACCTTTCGATTGCGAGCCGTGGCGGGGGGAGCCGGGGAGGAGGATTAGCCGGTGGTGGAATGGATATGACCGCCGGTAGAAATGTATCGGAGTGGCAGGTTTTCAGGCACTCCCATCCCATCAAATTCTGTTACCGCGCATTCTTTTCTGCAAACAACGGTGAGATCCGGGTCGCCAATAGTTACGAAGTCCAAAGTGTCCGGGCAACGGCTGAAGACTTCTTGGAGTTCGTCCAGCCACTTATTTTCTTTAGAGGTTAGTTCTCTCACCCTTCCACCTCCTCCGCTTCGGGGCTGATTGACTCTAAATATTTCAAAGCTTTACCACGAAGGGGATATGCTTTGTCATAGAATTTTATTCTTCCATCTAGGGTGGCCATGCCTGAAATCCCATCTCCGCCTGATTCCAGAAGATCCACAAATTGGACAACGAATTCCCGCAGCCTCTTGTTCTCTTCCTCAAGCGCGGTCAATCTCCTGAAAGCGTTGAT